GAGTGTGTGTGTCACGGTCCCTGCTCCGCAGGTATTATATGTGGTAAGGATCGGCGCGCGCATTCGCGGGGGGTGGGGGTGGTAGGTATCCGAAAAGTTTTAACATAAATCATATTATCCACCCTTCGCGCTTACAACATTCTGTGTGTAGTCGGGCAGTGTATACAATCCCTTGTGATTGCACACGTGCAAGGCGAATGCCGCCTGTTGATTGCTGCGATGCAGTATGCCCTTTGACGCCTCGCGCGCGTAGCTCGGTCACACAGGATGTTTACTAGCACTGAAATCCCCCCTAATGAATCACATCCTCTTCATCCGTAGCACTAACCGCGGTGTCCCCGCCCGCCCATGAAATTGTGAACGTTTGTGCTTGCGGTTGATCCTCTTTCTTGTCTCTGATCCCGAATGGCTGGTTGCGCGCCGTTGTCCATTTAAGCGTCTCAATCTCTAAACGACGTCGCTGCACCTCTGCGCCGATCACTCGCGGGTCTTTGTCATCTGGCAATGGTTCCATTGCGAGGCCGTTTATCCTGTCGGCCATCCATTCGCCCTGTAAAATTCTGGCTTTTCTATACATTTCCCACAATGTCTCATCATCCTGGACTGCGCGTGTCACACTGCGATAGCTCGGCATATTATCGCGCTTGGTTATGTCTGTAAGTGTTTCCCCCTCTGCTAATAGCTCGCAAATGTCCTGCATTATTTTGAGTGTCACTGTACGACTAGGCATGTCTGATCCTTTGAAAAGACGCCCCCCGAAGGGGGCTAGTTGAGTGAGGCAGATAAGCTATGAAACCTATCGTGTGAAGAGGTATTCACGACACTAAATATAGACCATATCAAGTTATAACGCAATAAATGTTGCGGTCTGTAAATTTTCTTGCACCCCCCTGTTGACATATCGTGTCAAATCATTAGATTGAGTGACACAACGTGACAAAAGAGGTATCACAATGACAACGTATAACTTTATCGGCAATCTTATCCGCGCAGGTGGAGACGCTAAAACGGTCAAGGGCAATGACAGCGGATACCTTACCGCGATTATGTACATGACGCCCTACAAAACCCTTGGTGCAAACTTGTGCCCAATGGCGGAAACCGCAGGATGCTTAGAGGGTTGCTTAAACACCGCGGGACGTGGCGCGATGAATAGCGTCCAGAAAGGCCGCGCACGTAAAGCGACTTGGTTTGTGCAAGATCGTGTCGGATTTATGCGCCAACTTCACAAAGACCTAACGCGCTTTCAAAACTACTGCGCCAAGCGCGATCTAAAACCTGCTATTCGCTTAAATGGCACAACGGATATTCGGTGGGAAAATGTGTGGATTGAAGGCAAATCCATCATGGAACTATTCCCCGACATTCAGTTCTACGATTACACCAAGATTGCTAATCGCAAGGTGTCACACATTCCCAACTATAAGCTAACCTTTAGCTATTCGGAGGCTTCACCCGTATATGTCAAACAATGCAATATTGCGATTGAGCGCGGTATGAATATCGCTGTCGTGTTCCGTAGCAAAGAGGGCATTCCGTCAACGTTTGCCGGTTTGCCTGTGATTGACGGTGATAAGACTGATTTGCGGTTTCTTGATCCTACGCAATGCGTCGTTGGCCTTTACGCTAAGGGCAAGGCAAAGCATGACAAGTCCGGTTTCGTGCAAGAGGTGGCATGATGTATACATGTTTTTACACGATACGCGATCACACTGGAACCCCGGCGCAACAATGGTCCCCCGGTGTCTACCTGTCAGACTATTGGGAAGTGTTTGAGACGCACAACGAAGCGGTTCAACGCTACAAAGAACTATTCAACCTATTCGATATACACTGCGCCGGGGTGGCGCAGATGGACACAACACACAACACGGACTGGACCTAACAATGGACAATCTGAACGACTTTATCCGCATTCTAAAAACTATCACTGTCGGGGACATACTAGGCGCAATCGTTTTGTTTGGTTTGCTCTACTTCGGCTTATTCTTTGTCTATGTGTAGGAGGTATTACAATGACAACAACATCACAGAAAGTAGCTATCCTTGCGCACATGCGCAAACACCGCACCATCACCGCGCTAGACGCACTCGCAAAGCACGGATGCTTTCGCCTTGCGGCACGGATCAAAGACCTACGCGACGACGGACACCAGATACACACGGAAACACTAGAGATAACTACAGGGAAACACATTGCCGAGTATGTGCTTATAAAGGAGGCGACACAATGAAACTTAAAAAAATAGACTTGGATGATTTTGCGTTTATCGTTTCTGGTTTGACAGAGGCAATAGGCGAAAGCGTGGCAACATCATCAGAGAAGGGGCGCATGTTATCATGGGGCGACGGTGGGTCCGATGGCGGTTATCTCATGACACTGATAATAGACGACAATGGAAAATTCCACGCGCTAATCGGGGATCACGTTGACAGCTTAAGAACATATGCTGCAATCGGTTTTTGTCGCTATCATGGGATCAATGTTGAATTGGCATGGGAAACCACTGACTAAACACCACCACAGAGCCACGGAGAGGCCCCACAGAGGGGCCTTTCCTGTTTTTAGGTGTCACCATAGCCATGAGCATGCTTTAGCCATTCCTCGAGCCTCTGAGCGATTGCCACCTTTTGCATGGTGTCCGCCTGTGAAATCTCCGTTGCCAGTTCCATGAAGTTTTGAGCCGACAGCATGGGCCTTAGTCTACGTAGGATTTTTTCCAGCCTCCACGCCAACGGATCGGCCTGACGTCGCGCTTTCCCTGCCTTGTATGCGGGTGACATCCTAGTCAACGTAGCCGAAAGCTGCTCTCGCGCGCGCGCTACAGTGTCATCACTACAGACACTGTCAGCACTTACACTGTAATCACTTACAGTGCTATTTATAGTATTAGTAGTTTCAGTGTATGCACTGTGATTAGCACTGTATTCACTTACACTGTAATCACTATCTCCGCCTGGCGGCGTCGCGTTAGCGTACTTCCGTATTGGCATTTGTCAACCCCTGTTTTTTCTTAGTCAACGTAGCGACTTTTTCCCAGCATTCGTGACTGTCCACCGGGTCACAAATCAACTGCCCAGAGGCCAAGATAACCCAGCCTCCCAGAGTAATATCGTAGGCGCGTTTGCAGCTATCGCATTGTATATTATTAGCACTGGATTCGAACCCTTTGGTTTTAGTTTTCTTCTTCGCCATCGCCTCGCACCACCCAGCCATAACCCTCGCATGTCTTGCACGTCACCTTGACCTCTTTGAGATACCCGCCGTGTTCGTAGTCAACGACGGGTTCATCACCCAGGTACTCGCCCTCGCCTGTGCAGTCCTTGCAAACCTCCGCAGGTTCCACAAACTTGCGTCCATCAGAACCGTAGAACACAAAGCGCGCTGTGCCGCCTGTTATCTCTAATCCCTGAAACTTCATATCGCTCTCCACTTTCCATAGCTCACTGATACTTTTTCTTTTGCCTTCAACTCTAGCAAGCACCGCAACACCACGTCATGCGGTATCACGATTAACATTGCTATATCCTCAGACGTAAACGACATGTTCATCACGTTTAACAACTGCAACACGCGGTCCTTGTCTGATAGTTTGCCGGGGTAATCACGCATCCTTCCAACCAATCCATTCCAAAATTGCTTCGTAGGTTTCGATAGGCAGAACAACCAACGTCCGTCCCCGGTCCTTGCGGATGAACAGCATGTCACTGCCATCCTGATCCAGCGCGTCATACAAATCCTGATACGCTCTGGCTCTACGCTTGCACTCAGCAAGCAATGCCTGTTGTGGGCCAATCTTTAGATCGCCCTTGTAGTTGCCTTTGACAGCCCCTGACAACGGAATGCGCTCGGCCTCGACCCCACGCTCTCTGTGCCAGTTTACTACCTCGCGCTCAAAGTTGGCGCCCTTATCTCTAGCTGCTTTGCCGCCCATAGATCACCTGTAAAAATCGTTTGGCGTTACAGAACCCATCGTCATTTCTTGTATAATTAACATATACTTAGCTGATGGTATCTTGTAATCCTTATGGTCATGCGGCAAGCACCAACGACGTACCACAGTAGCGTGGGGCGCACCCATTTTTTCCGCCAACTGCGTCAACGTCAAATTCTTATTTGATCGCCATTCTTCAAGTTTCATACATTTTCTCCTTGACTACTTGTGTCAAATAATTAACTTAGTGTCACGTTATGTCAAGAGGTATTCATGGGTTTACAAAACAAACAGTGGGCCGACAGGTTCAATTATAAATGGCACAGTAACCCCTCTACACCTGACGCCTGGGTATTCTTTGATAAGTGTATCCTGCGTCCCATGCGAGACAAAGCATGGCGTATCATTGTCGGCGACGAAGAGGGCGACATGATATGGGCGAAGGAGGTTTTGAAAGACGCAGCGCATTACAAAGATGTGCTGGGTCATACGCAGTACAACGACAATCCAAACATGGTCAGCGGTAGAGCAGTGCAAGCATACACTGACTTGCTGTTAGTCGATGACGCATCCCCGAACGAAGCATACGCAGAGGCAGTCAATGTCTTGCAGGGCTTTCAAGGTGGACACTGGCGCGACAAAGACAAAGACGACATGTGGATTGCAAACAGAGAACGTATCTATTTTGATGCCGAAGGAAAGCGAAGCAAGGAGCCGATTCAGTCTGAATTTGCGCTAGTATGCGAGAACGCCGCGTCTGGTATCAAAGAGGCAATGAGTGGCGCAAACCGTATCGTGGGAGAGATTGACTTATTCGGTTCAATACCACACTGCGAACTACCTTACTTTGGGAAACCAGATTATGGTGAGGGACGGGTGGAGTTGAAAACTCAGTGGGATCAGGCGGCACACACCGACAACCCACGCGCTAACTCATTGCCCAAAAAAATCAAAGCACCGCATATGACACAGCTTGCCGGGTACTGGCATTTAAGCAAGATTGTGCCTAAGATAGTCTACGCAAACAGGCTAGGGTACGTTGTTCTTGAGCCTACCATAGACGAACTACAGTATGCGTTGCATGATATTTCAATGGCATGTCGTCGTCGGGAAAAGCTGATGAAGGTAGCTGATGACGCCGTTGAACTACTTAACTTAACCGATCCACATTTCGCAGACAGTTTTGTGTGGCGTGACCTGTCACCAAACTTAATGCGTAAAGCAAAGGAGCTATTTGGGAGAACATGACAGACCTAATAAAAGCAATGAGTGAGGTGAACGACCTCAACAGAACACATGGTGTGGTGCAACGAGGAGGTAAAAAATACACAGAAGTATTTGTACGTGTCGAAGCATTCCGCAAGGCATTCGGAACCACAATGGGCATCACTACTGACATCGTTGTAGATGATGGGCAGAAGGTGGTAATCAAAGCCCAAGTTGTGAACGACAAAGGTATGGCAATCGGCAGCGGGTATGCTGAAGAGATACGCGGACAAGGCAATGTAAACCGTACCTCTGCGCTAGAAAATGCGGAAACGTCAGCGATAGGCCGCGCATTAGCGTCTCTAGGTTTACACGGGGGCGCATACGCTAGTTCGTTTGAGATTGAGGTGGCTCAACGAAACGATAAAGCACTGACACCCGCAGCACCTGCCCCAGCACCACAACAAGCACCGCCTGATCCAGTCATTCGCATGACGCCAGAGGAAGCTCTTGCATGGTGTCAAAACAAAATCGGGGAATACAACAGAGCGGTAGACTTGCGCAGCTTGCAGGACATAGATCGCAACACACCCGATAACTACCTGGACTGTCTGAAGCAGGACTATCCAGACTACCACCAAAGACTTGTACTAAGATTTACTGAAGCAGAAAGGAAGCTATCAAATGTCTAATAAACCAACACTCGGCGTAAAGTCGTTTACCATTGACGGGTTCATGAACAACAACATGCCTGTGGAAATGCGCGCATCTGCATGGATCAACGTGCCAAAGGATAAGAAGTATGACCAAGCTACGCTACAAGTAGCAGAGCAGGTAAAGCAACTGATGATCCAGCATGGCATCTCTGTCAGTGTACAACTACAGCACCGCAACGGAGACGATCCAAAGATGTGGCCTCGCATTGCGTCATTTCCGTTGTTCCCAAACCGTCCTGAGCAACAGCAGCCACAGCAACAAGGCTATCAGCAGGGGTATCAGGCTCCACCCGCTGCGCCACTAGACGATAGCATTCCATTCTAAGGAGAATAAATGTCCGTGTATAAAGATATGAGGATTAGACACCACAGAGAAATCAAAAGGTTACTAAAAGATCACAGCCATATGAGTATCACAGAAGCAAGCAACTACTTAGGTATAAACAAAAGTTCACTGCGGAAAATGGCTTATGACTATGGCGTTGGTTTTGAAAAGGCGCATGGCGAAGGTAAAACATCAACATCAGCAAGTCCTGTAAAATACAAGAACTACAGGTCAGATATTACTTTGCCAGATAAACCTTGGTGAAATCGTGTAGGCGGCAGTTATGTAAAGTGTCGGGATATAACAACTGGCATGGGCATGCCGCCGCCTACCAAAACAAGATAACAAAACAGTGAGTGAGGGCAATAGAAATGATAGAATTTTTTACGGTATTTTATCTAGAGTATACATATCAGGGCCGCGATATAAAAACATATATCACACTGCCAAGCTATGAAGCATGTCAAGTGTTCATCCGGGACAACGAGGACATGGAAAAATACATGTATGCAGATGGTGACGTAAACATGTGGTGCCTGGACACAGGCGTTATGTCAAAGTCTATCAGGCCGAAACTACGGCCCGACAGTTAAGGATTTTGTGTGTCTGGGCGCTTCATGCCGCCCAGCATAGAACCAATGCGCACCATTTCTTTTTTCAAGCGACGACGTTCATCGTCATCCTTTTTGGACAATCCGCCCTTTGGAATATTATCCATGATTTTGTTGTAGGCTTTTTCTGTTGCTGCGTACTGGTTCATCAGCGACTTGCGCTTACCTTTATTTTCCATAACCGCCACCGTTCATCATTGACTTAGGTTTCTTTTTCTTAGGCATGTCTTTAACCTTTCTCATTGTCCCGTATACATACGCATCCTTTGCGCTCACTCTTCAGGCCTATCAGGCGCTCCGAGTTTCTTTTGCTTGCTTGGCCCTATTCAGCAAAGACCTACCTTTTGCAATAGCTTTTTGCTTATCCAAGGGACCGCCCCATTTTTTTATGGATAAACCTTTGCGTGTCAACTCTCCATCGCTATCTCGTAACGGTCCACGACCAGAGGCCATGCGTACAAGAAACGAACCTTGCCGACGCATTTGCTCAGGTGTCTTGGCTTTCTTTACTGGCGGCTTTAGATCAGAGCCGGGGTTCTCACGCTCGTATGATCTGCGTCCCGCAGCATTCAATCCGCCGCTCGCGCTCTGACCTTCTTTGCGTTGCCAGGCAGGTGTCTTTGACATGTTACGCCCTATTCATCATTGATTTCTTTTTAGGTTTCTTAGCTGTCTTTGCAGCAGCCTTGAAGTTGGCATCAGTAGGCGCACCGGGATCACCTGGCTTGCGCATCTTCTCGCCTGATCCAGCAGCAATACGTT